AAGGAGATACGGTGGCAACTAGAGATATAACCGAAGGTAGAGGCTCCGCAACTGCCAACATTGGTCGTGCTATTGCTGTTGACTTAGGTATTGTTTCATCTACTTCTACTTGGCAGAACACTAACGAAGCATATGATGTAGCAGTAGGTGGACTTCCGTTCTTCTATGCTATTAATGATTCTCGTCCATATATCCGCCAGACTGCACCGTTTCGTAAAGAACAACAAGATAATAGTGCAGAACCAGGTGAGCAATCGCTCACTGGTTGGTGGCTAAGAAGCCAATCTTCTTTCCACAATGGCACAGGCATTAAGTTTTATGACCCATCTGCAGGTGAGACAGTTAACTTTCGTTTTGCTGACTCAGACAATGTAGATGTATGGACTAAAGGACAAGTAACTCTCCTTAAAGAGACAGCCAATATGTCTGGTGTTACTAGCGGTATCTATAAAGTTATCTCTGGTGTATCTGGTAGTACTAACGTAGTTGTTGGATATATTCCTGGTTCTACTACAATAAAATCTTTTCAAGCAGATGGCACAGTAGTAACTACATATGCTCCTACTAATCTAGGTAACATACTAGAGGGCACAGTGGTAACAGATGGCACACGTTTGTTTGTTGCTGATAATGACCACGTTTACGTGGGTCCACTTAATGCTGCTTCTACTGGCTGGACTGAATACTATGCAACTGGCACACGTGCCACTCTTGCTTGGGTTAAGCAACGCCTTGTTGGTGCTGTTACTAATTCTGTTTATGAATTAACTGGTGCTACTGGTAGCGCACTTCCACTACCTACAGCGTTATACACACACCCTAATACTGCTTGGATATGGTCATCTATATCTGAAGGTGGTTCTGCTGTTTATGCTGCAGGTTATGCTGGCGGAAACTCCGCCATCTACAAGTTTGTTTTGTCTACTGCTGGTGCTATGCCGACCCTGACATCAGGGATTGTAGCAGCGCAATTGCCAATTGGTGAGATAGTTTATAAAATTGAGTCGTACCTTGGTTACTTAATGATTGGTACTAATAAGGGTATGCGTGTGGCTGCTATCTCAGATGCAACTGGTGACCTGTCGTATGGTCCGTTGATATTTGAAGACACTAATGGAGTTTATGACTTTGCATTTCGTGATAGATATGTCTGGGCAACTGGTACAATTGGGACATCTCCTGGACTATATCGTATTGACTTAGGTGCAGAAATTGAATCCTTACGTTTTGCTTATGCTAAAGACACTTACCTTAGCGGTGCTACTGGATACGCAACTAGCGTAGATTTTATAGGTAACACTAACCAACTAGCATTTACTACATCAGGCAGCAACGGCATAGCCGTTCAGTCAACTACAGTCTTGTCAACTACTGGTTCCATAAGCACAGGTAAAATTCGATTTTCTACTCTAGAGCCTAAGAACTACAAACGTCTTATTGCACGTGGTACATTTACATCTGGTGAGTTTACACTATCATCTCTTGCCACAGAGGCAACTGGTACTGAAACACAGTATGACCACATTACTTACAACTCAGAAGTAGGCGCAGTAGAAGTAACTACATCTCAGCCTGAAATAGCGCAAGAGTTTCTTGCTTACAAGTTTACACTTAATCGTGATGCAACAGATACAACCACTGGTCCTACCTTTAAGGGGTATCAAGCCAAAGCAACTATTGCATCTCCACGTAATAGACTGATTCGTTTTCCTGTCTACTGTTTTGATATTGAAACAGATAGATTTAATACTGTAGTTGGGTTTGAAGGCAGAGCCTTTGAGCGTATCCAATTGCTAGAAGAGATTGAAAAGACAGGCGATGTTCTGACTTGGCAAGACCTAACAACAGGAGAATCACGACAAGCAGTAATCGAACAAGTTACATTCACCCGTATGACACCGCCCGATAAACGCTTTGATGGTTTTGGTGGCATCATAGAGATAACCGTAAGGACAGTATAATGCAATTCAAAGACTATCTAACAGTGGCAGTAGCCGTCATAGCAATCTTCTCAGCATTTGCTGGTGGTATTAGGTGGATGGTCAAGCATTATCTTAACGAACTCAAACCCAATGGTGGTAGTTCAATGAAGGATTCTATGGCTCGTATGGAAAAACGTATTGACGATTTGTATACATTGATTGCAGGTAAGTAATGGGATTCATAGTACCTGAACCAATGTGGGACCCAGTAACTCCTAACATTGACCCTAGTGATTGGGAAGATGAAGACGATGAGTAAAGCAACACCTGCTGCTATAGCAGTACTAAGACAAGCAACAGCCTTGCGCCCTAAACGCAAGAAAGCAAGCGATGGATTACTGCCATCAGCAGCGCATATGAAACAGAATCCAACATCTGACCACAACACAGGGTTGGCTGTTGATTTAACTCACGACCCCGAGAATGGTATTGATTGTGTTGACATTTTTGAAAAACTTAAAGAAGACAAAAGAGTTAAGTACCTTATCTTTCAAGGAAAGATTTGGTCTAAAGAAAAAAGCAAATTGGGAAACAGACGGTACATTGGGAGTAATTCTCATAGCAAGCATTTACATATTTCTATTCACCCTGCTTGCTCTGCCGATACTTCTCCATGGTTTTGGTGGATGAATCAACCTAAGACTATTAATCAAATCGTTGCAGCCTTGAGTTCTATACCTGCAAAGAAAGCATATAAGACCGAAGTTTGCACCTGCTGTAAGTTACACGGGGCAAAGTCCTAATCCTATAGGAGGATATAATGGAGCAATTCAAACAACTAGCACTTACTTGGTTCCGCGCTGCGGCTGCTGCTGTAGTGGCTATCTACATGACTGGCGAGACTAATCCAAAAACTCTTGCTGCTGCTGCACTTGCTGGTGTGGCTGGTCCAGTCCTTAAATGGCTTGACCCATCCGCTACAGAGTTCGGTCGCGGTTCAAAGTAATACCGATTTAAGGGGCCTAGCAGCCCCGTAGAGACAAGAAGCCCCCGCTCAGGTACATTAACCTACCTGGCGGGGGTCTTTTTCTGTTTTAATTATATGTTAGATACATTGGTATTGCTTGTATGTTAAGTTGTTTCCGCAACTTACTTCTTTCATGTTCAGTAGTGTTACCCCAGTAACCCGATACAGCATACTTTAGTGCAAAGTCAAGACATTCTTTTTTTACTACACATGCTCCGCAAATACGCTTAAGTGTTTTGCGTTCTGGATAAGTACTCATGCCATCTGGAACAAAAAACAATTCGTTATCTGTTGACTCACAATTGGGTGTATCACTGGGTTGGAACATTTATCCTCCTGTTGAGTAAAAACCTGAACCTTTAAACTGTACTGCTGTTGCTGACCATATCTTAGTCATCACCATTTGACAACAAACTGGCTCTCTGTCATCTCCGTATTCACGATATACCTCTTGTGTCATATTACAAAGGTCGCATTTATAATCATAGTTTGGCATTGTTATATCCTATGCATGTCTTGACATGTATGACCATAATTTTTATCGCATAAACAAAAGTCATATGTTGATTGTAATTCAATTTCTTCATCTACCATATCTAGTTCTTTATAAATAGCATCTACATGCATACCAAGGTCTTCGACCATTGATGTTAACATTTGTACCATTTGTCCAAGTTCTTTTAATCTTTTATCACACACAATCATCTCCATCTATATCAGTGGGTGCAGTTGTAAGTGTCCCACACTCTATACATTCTTGGGCTAAATCGTACCAGCCTACTGCTCTGGTTTCTTCATCCCACATAACCGTAACCTTAAACATCTTACATCCGCAGATGCAAGCAAAAGTAGGTTCACCTCTAAGGTCGTTCATTCTTCTTCAACCTTAGTGTCTCTATCATAGTATGGCTTCCAGCCACCTAAGTTTTTAATCAAAGAGTTTAATGCACGAGTAACTTTCATTCGTGCACCATCTACTGTTGTATCCATGTCTTTGGATAGCAATGCCCAGTCAGGTGAGTCTATGCTGAAGCGTAACCTTAATATATTTTGCTTGGCTTCTGATAGTTTATAGAAAGCCACTGCTATATCTGAGCGTAGTGATAACCAATTGTTACCATCTGATGCGGTGCCAGTACCAAACTTGGCATTCAGGTCTTGAATACTAGTAGGGATTTCATAGGTATCACCTATGATAGAAGGTAAGAAGGCTTCAACTACTGATGCATCATAGTAATATAAATCTGATGTATCGTAGCCAATCTTCTTAGCCTTATCTCGTTCACAAAACTTAAGCGCTGCATTACGCAGCGACTTAGCAATTAACTTGTCGCGGTCTTTTTGTTCTAGTGCTGACCATTCTTTGTACTTATTGGGATGACCGACAAACCATACCCACAACTCTTGACCTATATCATCACGTTCTAACATAGTATAACGCTTTGCATACTCGGCTGAGAGTTGTTGTACTAACTCGTTGTACTCTTCAATGTAATTCATTAAGGAATAATTACCTCACCGTTTACAATTGGAACAGCAAACGGTGTTACCTTGCGGTTGTGTTCTACTAGGATGCCGATGCCATGCTGCCAGTTAGCAGCACCTGATGTAAGATAAGATGCTTGTTTAATGTCCATCATGTGACCGACCTCTAACCCGTATAAAGTACTGGTTTTTCCGTAAAATCCCGTGGTCTCATGTTGTAATCCTATGCGGTGTGTGTGTCCACACACTACTGATTTGCCTAAACGCTTGGCTAAATTTAATGCAGTAGCCCCTGGTGCACGATTAAGTGCGCCCTCATCTCCATGTGCCATTACCCAACCAGGTAACAACTCATGCATCTTATGTAGGTAGTTAATTTTTAACTTGCCGTAGCCTAGTAGTTCCTCAATCTCTAATGACTTAAGAGACATAAAGGCTGGCGCATATTTGCGCATGTATGTATCTATTCGGTCAGTATGATTACTTCGTTGAATGTAAAATGGCTTGTTACCCAATGCACTGCGGTAACGAGCCATAATGTCGTGCGTTAAATCTATACTATCTTGTAAGGTCTCAGCATATTCTCCTGCCATTCCCCTATTCCAGCGCGAGGGTTCGGGTGCATCTAGTTCATCTCCTACGCACCAGAGTTCATCTGGTTTATAATCTTGGATAAACTCTAATGTAGCCTCTACAGTTTTGTTATGTTGATAGGGTATTTGAAGGTCACTGAGGACCACTACCCGCTTTGTTTTGTTTACCATTAGGTATACCTTCCCATTGTCCGCGTTGGACTAGTAAACCGATTATGGCATAATTTGCAAGGTCAATCAGTGTATCTTCGATACTTTCATAGTTGGGCGTGTCGTTATCTCCAAGGTTAGATAGCCGTGCCAACTTGTCATACATGCGCACACGTAGTCCATTCATGGCACCACCTGGTGCGCCTGCTATGTTCATTGGACCATAATCTTCATGCTTTCTGTATAAGATTGTAAGCAATTCAATTGTAATTGCTTTAGCATCTTCAAGATTCTTCATCAAGTATTCCCTTCATGTGGATATCAAAGTCCCGCATTGCTTCTTTAATTGAGAACTCTTCTAATACTTCTTCTGCCTTGCCATACTTACTGGCTACTAAGATAGCAGCCAATGCTGTAACACACATCTTTGCTTCATCTAATTCGTCATCACATATAGTTTCATACACATCACGTAGTGCGCTAATGATGTCAAGCATTTTGTTTTCAGATACTGGTATGGCTATGGCAAAATCCATATGTTCTATGTGGTCCCAGAAACTATCATCCAGGGGTAATGCATTCTCTGATTCGCTCATCTAGCCACCCGCTTCCTTGTTTAATCATCATGCTATTAACATCTTCACCATCAGGCATACTGATGATATTGACATTGCCTAACTCTCTACTTATCTTCTTGCCAAACTCTAGCCCTGCTGCATCACCATCTGCAAGCACAATTACAACATCAAAGTCATCAAGTATCTTGGCATAATGTGGCTTCCAGTTGTTAGCCCCTGGGATACCTACTGTTGGGTGATTGGTTTTAACTGACATCATAATACAATCAAACTCACCTTCGGTGACACAGATGTATTTGTCTGCAACAAAGCATGCTTGTGTGTTAAACATAGTTGTTTTAGCACCTACTAGACCCATGTACTTAGGGTCCTCATTATGCATACCACGGAATCTAATATCAACTACACCTGACGGTGTAATATATGGAATGGCAAGTCTACCTCTGTATGGCTCATGACCTGGAAGAGGTTCGTCTACCACCCCCAGATGAAAGATGCTTGCCTCTGCGACCGAGAGTTGACGGTTTGCTAGATAATCCTTTGCGAGATTTATCTTGCTTGCGTATCTCTGTGTTGCCTGAAGCAAGAACTGACGCTGCGAATTGGACAGCCTCACGATAATCACCACCTTCTTTGTACATGATAAGAGAATAAGTATCGCCTTTAACTCCACAACCGTGGCAGATAAAGGCGTTCTTGTCGAAGTTTACTGCTGCTGATGCATGACTGTCTATATGAAACGGACACTTCATCTTGCGCCAACCGCTGCCCATAGCAGGCACGGTGGCGCCTATGTAGTGGAGGTACTCACCAATATCAGGCTTGTCCCTTTCCAATTGCTCTCCTTAATAAATCTACATATACATAGCCAGGCATGGTGCAGTACCAATCTTCAGGGCTTCCCCTACCCTTACGTTTGTGCCACACCACGCCTGTCCATGCGTTGTCGTTAGCCATCTCGACTATCAACTCTTCTGTCCACCCTGCTAAGTCCATCTTAGCGTGGTTCTTTATCTCTATTGTAACTCCAGGTATACCTGAGATGTCACCTTTATCTAGTGTTGCGCCAGCCAAACGTCTGTCTACATAAGGAAACCATTGCTTAAGATACTTAACTACATCTCGCTCTGCCCCTGAACCTTTGGCTTTTGCTGCACTACTCATTCGTTAGGTTCGTCCCTAACTTCTGTTAGTTCCCACTTACCTGTTTCCATTTTCTTTCCACGTTCTTCTGCTATTGCTAACGAAGAAGCACGAATAACTTTTACTTTGTATTGCGAGTATGTAATTCTATACTTAGGCATTAGTTTTTTCCTTTACAACTGAAGTGTATTCAGAAAGAAGTGTTGAATGTTTCATGTCACCCCAATTTGTATTTTCTAATACAAGTTCATCAGCAAATGATTCTGCTGTTTCAGGACTATCTGTTCCTACTTCTAGTAGGTGGCGTACTTTGTATGTAACTTCTACTGTGTAATCTGGCATTATACTTTCATCTCCACTTGTCTATAGTCTCTGACTACATCCTCTAAATACATAGAGGCTGGGTCAAATGATAGTGATATGTATGTGTTACCTGTAAAGTCTGCTTTACCGTAACGATTTTTAACAGGGGCTACACATAGGTATGCGTCTGGTCCCTGCATCATCTGTCCTACTGTCAATACCATAGCAGGCACCTGACTGACCATGCCCTGCAACGCTGAGCGTGGCTGACATGGAAAACCTTGAGCACCTTCTTTGGTGTGGTGTAAGACAAGTACACATGCATTGGTATCTCTTGCAAGATACTTGAGTTCTTTCATAACCTGTCGCATAGCAGCAAACTCTTCTCCGCCGTCTGTTGCTATGTCCATAAGGTTATCTACTACAATAAGTGTTGGACTTCTACCCCACATAGTTTCAAATGCAGATACTTCTGCATCTAAATCATTAAGAGTTGGGCTTGGTTCAAACGACCAGTACAAATTAGAGAACTCTCGTAAGAGTTCTTCTGCTTTGGCTGGTTCTGTCTTTAGCATATGTTCCGCATGCGCTTGACTTATCTTTGCTTTCATAGCAAGTAAACGCATAGCCATGGTGTGTGCATTAGTATCAGCAGAGAAGTATAAGGTTGGTTGTTTTAGTCTTGCTGCAATATGTAATGCAATAGATGACTTACCTGCGCCAGGAGTACCAGCAATTACTGATACCTCAGCACGGCGAAAGATAATGCCTTCGCGTTGGAACGCCTGAAATGGTGGGGCTAATGGCTCCCCACCTACTTCAGGTTTACCAATACTACGGCGTAATGTTTTCATTTATGCTTTTGTTTGGTCGGCTTGGAAACTATTCCACTCTGCTTGATTCTGCTTGATGTACTGAGTAGTACACTTGCTTGGGTCGCCTTGCTTAGCAGGGCAGAAGTAACCCTTGTATGGACCAAACTTACCTGTAAGTCCATGGATGCGTGTCATCGTACCGTGAGGACAATTGCGTGAGCCTGCACCCATAGATGGTGCAACTGGTGCATCAAATGAATCTACTACTGTCCCACCAAATGATGTAGCAATTGATGCTACCTGTGGGTTAGGTGGTACTGCTGCATTGACTGCTAGTACATTGCGGATGGCTGCTTCTAGTTCTTGTGTTGCTGCTGCGAGAGAAGCAATAGACAACGCAACACGTTGGTCTAGTTCCTCTGCTGTATCAGCACGTAATGTAACAAGAGAACCTGCTACTGATTTAACTGTGATACTGATTGGTGATTCGGTGCTTGCCATTTATTCTCCTTGAATAGATGTTACTAGGGATTTCTTTGTGTCTCTAAAGGCACGGACTTTCATTGCTAACTCTATACCTTTCCAACCTTGTACTATGTCAACAAAATGCAGTTCACATTTACCACTACCTGCTGGCAGATGGACAATGATTCCCTTCTCTTGATTGACACCACCCCAAGAACCACGGGTTGCCGTGGCGGGGTCATACGGCAAGCCGTGTGCATACACTGCTAACTGCATGGCAATTTTATTTGGGTAGGCAATACTACCAGTCTTTAAGTCAGAGATGTACAACTGTCCTTCGTATTCAACTATGCGGTCAGGTGTACCTGCAATCTTGTACTTGTCTAGTACGCAGAACTGTTCAATAAATACATTTTTAAACTTTTTTGTTGCATCTGCGTATGCTTGTATGTCTGCTACATATTCTTCAGGTATAACTCCGAGGTCTTCGCCTCGGTCATGTTTTTCTGTGAGTGTATGTATTGCTGTGCCTATTGTTGCTGCTGATGTAGCACCTGCTGCTTCCATTGCATCTTCAACTAACTTGTCCATTTCCAACTTGTTGTCTCTGTTTGCAGATGCTGCTAATAATAAGTCAGGTCGTAGTGTTAGACCTGCTGCTGCCATACGTAACTTCCATGCTACTAATGCAGTACTATCATCTAATGAACCTGCAACTGTAGTCGTACGTGTATATGGTACAGCCTTGCCACCTTTAGGCGGTACAACCATAGGTCTACCGTAACGGTCTCTTGTAATTTCTACTTCCGACATAACTCTCCCTTGTTAAATAGGTTAAGAGGGTGGGAACAAGGAGAGAACCGAAACCCCACCACTCCTAACCCACTCATCGTAGCATAGTGTGACGGACTATGCGTTGATGTCATTGCCGCAATGCGGACAAAGTTTTTCTCGCTTCTTGTACACTTCATGTACTACTTGGTCTTTGTAATCTTGATGCACATATATCTTGCATCTATTGCGTGCCTTAACTGCACGCACTATAGCACCTGACTGATGTAGTACTGATAACACACCACTAGTTGTGCCGTGATGCCATCCTGTACCTTCGGCTAACTCTTTCCAAGTCATGCCTTGTACACCTGCTAGTTTTAAATATGATAACGTTGTTATCTGGTAGTTTTTTTCTCTACCTGATTTAATATTATCTACAGCACGAGCCTTAGATGTATCAGTGCCTGACCATCCAGCCGTACCTTTGTATGGTCTATACGGTACGTACTCTGCCATTAGTTATCTTCTTCTATATCCATTACTTCAATCTGGTCAACATCAATGTCGCCATCATAGAAGTCAACTGTTACATTGTCTGTGAAGACAGACTCAACATCATCTTCATCATCTACTTCAACACTAAATGAACCTGTGATTGTGTAGGTTGCACGGTACTTGGTTGTAAGTTTGTTAGCACCGATGGACTCAAGTAACTCATTGACATCTGACTTTGTGATTGTTGCTTCACCATCTGACCATTCAATTTCACTGAAAAAGTCACGGACTTTATAAGTATTACTAATCCTTTGTGCGCGGTCTTCTGATGCGCTTGCTTGGATTGCATTTACTTCGCCTGCTTTCTCAATGAAACGAACTACTTCATTCTCGGTGTAGTTTACTATACCATCTACTGTTGTGATTTGGATTGTGTTCATGTGTTCCTCTCGTTGTTTGTGTGTCCCGTGTGCGCCACTGGCGGGACCACCCAGTGAAAGGCAGTAACTGTACAGGAAATGAACGAAACTATACAGTTATTGATGCGCTTTACCCTCGGCAGGTAAACTTATCCTAACAAAGACAAAGCCTTAGTCTTTACTTTGTCATTGCGTCCACTCAAGGTGGCAGCAGCAAGGCGGTCTGCGCCACCTGCTGCATAATGGTCAGCAAATTCTACTACTGCATGCCATGCACCAAAGGCTGTGCCTCTGATGTTCTCTTGTGTTTCTGATTCACTATAGATAGCCCATGCTTTAGCACGTGCATCTTTAGCAATGGTCTGTTGCTTGCGCTCACCACGTGATAGCAAACTGTAAGGCGTATCTTCTACCTTAGAAGGTAACGCCCATACTTTCTTAAAGAAGTTTACTGCTTGCTCACGTGAGAAGTCAATCTCAAGTAAACGATTGGCTGTCAACTCATAGTCATCTATAGCCTGATATGTCAGGTTAGTAATGTTACGGATGTCAGCAATAGATAACTCTTGATTGGTTGAGTGAGTCATGCGGTATGTGTACTCGTTGTACTTTCGTGCACCCAATCGGTTGTTGTTACTAATTAGTGCATTGACTTGATTGGCACACCATAGGCGCTCAATGATTGGCTTGATAATTACGGATGATGAACCATCATGTGATGTTTTAACTAATAAAAACGCAGCATGTGGGTCATTGGCTACTGATACACCACGTGGTAACTCAAGTACCATCCAGATGTTAGAGCCACCATTAAACTCACCTGCTGCTGCATAGCGTGCATCACCTGCATCTACTAGTGTATCTAGTGCATTGAACACTTCCATGTTCTGCACTACCTTGTATTTAGTACCAACAATACCAATGACTGTGTTGTTATCTTCACGTACAATGGCTTGCTTCTTTGGTACATTTATGTATGTGGCTGGTGTTACACCATGCTCATCAATAGATAGTGGTGAACTCACTGCTTGTAGTTCACCTGTGCGTACAGTCCAGTTAAGTCCTGCTTGTGTGGCTGCATCTGCAGCAGAGGTAGCCTCTACTGCAGTGCCACCACGTACCCATGCTGAGCGATGCTTACTTGTTACTGTCATGTGATTCTCCAAAAATTCCTGCTGTTACTTTAGGGTGTAGTTCTTGACGCATGTTATTGAATGCATCAACGGGCCAATTACTTTGAAACACTCGGTTTAATAGCATTGCTAATGGATAACCTTGTGCTGCTACTGGTCTTAGTACTTCGCTTGCTTTACCATCTTGATGCTTCTCATAGTATGTAAGAGCAAGTAATGTAATAGGTGCAGCATTGTATTTGCTAGGTGCGCTATCTGCTAAGAATTTAAAGAAAGATGTAGCCTTATCTTCTTTTGGATTCATAAGTCCCATTGCATAGTCACGTATTTGAATATCTTTGAGTGCTAGTATAACAGCGGCTGTTGTGATAGATAGTTCATCTTCACTTGTTTCTTTACTTAAATCAAAGTTAGTATAGAAATCTTCTACTAATCTAGCAGCGCTTTGTTGTTCAGGTGTGCCGATTTCAAACTGTCCATTCTCATCTTGACTAGACAGTTCTTTGATTTGTTCTATTCTTGTTTTGATTATGGTTTTATTCACTTGCTTCTCCCTTGTTTATTAGTTGTGTTTTTTTCCATGCCCACGCTACATCATTATCATCATAACGTAACGTGCTTTCTATTACTTTGTGCAGTGCATCATCATCATTATCTGCATATACAAAGAACTCAATTGTTACTACATATTCAGGTGCATTAGTACCATCCATGTTTCCTCCAATGTGACCACGCAATTGATGGCTTGTCATACCGATGAACGATATACTCCAGCCCCCGCGCAACTTGTTGCGGGGCTGGGGTACCAGGCTTGGTGTTTAATACTTGTGCTATGCCATAGGCTGTTGACTTAGGGTTGTCCGCATCATGTTTCCATGCTGACTCTTTACCCCATAGTTTCATCAGCGCTTTATGTTCGCTGCGGTTCCACTCAGGGAACCACATCTTCATGTATGAAATAGCGTACATCTTGGCAGCGTACGGTGTCCATACTTTAGGTAGTTTCTGTTCGTTATAACATAGGTCATTGACATGTTGTGAGTAATACTTTAATGGCAGACCTACTAATGTTGTTATTGTCAGCATCATAGTGCTACCGATAGCCAACCATTTTCTTATTTCTTTCATGACTATCTCCTAGTCTTCATCTCCGTACATACGGTCAGGTTCAGTGCATGTGCATTGACTCATGTGTTCATTGCAATCAGCACACTCGTCATCTTTACCTAGTGCTATGTCATCATCTAGTTGCGGCTCAGTCATTTGTATACCTCCTTACCAACTTGCCAAGTACTCGAACATAGCGTCATCAACGCTTTGTTCTATTGCTGTGTTTAGTTTTTCAATGGTATCTTTAATGTCTTCCCAATACCATTCGTCAATGTTATTGCTACCAAAGAAGAACCCTTCTGTTGGTGGCAGTAATTCCATTGCTGTCTCTTGTGTTCCTTCATCTAATACTTTTTGGCAGTCATCTCGTAACTGAATAAGGTCTTGTTTGGTTAGATGTATAGGCGTACAGTCGTCTACTGCTCCACTATTGTTGATAATCCACCCGTGAATCGCATTAGCCTTACGCCAGTATGCAACCTCGTGTACTTGTTTTTCGTATAGATACATGTCTAGTCCCATTGCTTACTCCTTTACTGTGTCAACAATTGTTGGTACTTCAATGGATACTTGTTTGATGAATGGCTTGGTCATGTTAACCCAGTCTACGCCATACTCATCAGCCAATCGTTCCCATGCAGCATCTTCTATATCACGATGGTCTGGGCTATAGATTGTCTCGATAGTGGTGACCATAATGAAATGGTCTGCTTGAAATAAGATATCAGTTGTAATTAGGTTTGTCATTAGAACGGTACCTCTACATGATTCTCGCACGACTTGCGCCATGCTCGTAGTCTACGGCGTATATATCTGTTCTCTTCTATTAGTTTTGCATTAGCATACGCTAGTATAAATATCATAAATAAACTAGCACCTAACGCTATAGTTATACCAATAAGTGTTCCTGTATCCATGTACATTTTGCTCTCCTTTGTTTGTAGTTATTTGACAGTTAAAGAATAATAGATGGCTGTCACGCTAGAACAGCCATCTATTATTTACTATTAGTTGGTTGTAATTTCAAATACTTCCAACTGCAATTGAGGTGCACGGCGTTCTGTTTCAGCAACATTCTGTCGGCGGTCAAAGCGTGTTACTAAGCGACCCTTTAGTGTCACTAATTCTGATTGCTCTGAGCCTGCTCGTGTTACTCCTAGGATTTCTCCTACTGTACTGTCATCTAATGCTACTACATTGATACCGCATACATATACCTGACGGTCTGCTTCTCCATTGCTGAAAGCAGATACTTCACGCTGGTCAAACCAAGCAGTAATCATAGTACCCTTGCTGCCTGTATGTGTACGTACATTCTTTAACTTACCTGTAAGTGTTACTGTGTTTTCCATTTGTTTCTCCTTGTTTAGTTTCGTTTAGTTGTTATTAGTTTTTAACAGGTAGCCCTGCCGTAGGCAACAGGGCTACCTGTCTTTGTTACTATCTTACATTCTGTTCCAATGGTTTGTCACAATCTTGACAGTCATTGAAAGCCTTGGGCGTAAGCAAGTTACACCAAGGACACTGAGTCTCACGCTGGGACTGCATGTAATCGTCTAACTCCCATGTGGTATCTAATACACCACCGTCTTGTAGCATAACTATCGGCATCTTGAACTCATCATCACGGTCAGTCCAGTCATGCCCACTTGGTTCAGTAGTTATAAACCAAGGTCTTTTGTATTGAAGGTTTCCCTCATCCACGATACTGTGTGCTATATCAGCAGCCCTAGCATCAGCCAAGTCTTGACAGTCTACGCACATGGTATCTAATTGCATACAGTCATAGCATTGGTTGGTAATACTTATACCATTAGATTGTTCAGTCATTTTATTCTCCTTTGTTTTGTAGTTTATATGGACTCGTAAAGTCCTCTAGAGATTACGGTAATCCCTAGCCGTCTTTGGATACTTACGATAGACAGAAAAAAACCCCCTATTTCTAGGGGGTTTTTTCTATCTATCAAATAGATACAGACTCTAGCATAAAGACTGTATCCCATTTCTCGCCTACCTTGCTGGTCTTAAACCAGCCAGACACATTGACTCGTGGGCGTGCAGTCGCTTTAGCGACTGTGCGTTCGCGGGTCTCAGTGCTTTCGCCTGCATCGAAGTGAAGGTCTCCGCCTGATGCTTCTGCGCTAGGAGAGTGCTTGGTGAAGTACTGCTTCTCCAGACCAGACAGCGCATCTACTGCGTTGAATGAGCGGAAACGGAGTGAGGCTTCATACTTGCCGTTCTCATCGCGTAGGATAAGGATACCGTTTGCGTAGGTGTTCCCGCTCTTGGCGGTGCGAGTCTCGACATGCGCTAGTTCTGCGCCGTCATACGAGATGCCATTTTTTGACATGATTGCCTGCTTTCTCTTTGTAGTTGTAGTGCTCGGATGAGCAGGGCTGCATCGGGCAGGGGTTCTGCAGGAGAGTCACCCTTGGGCGGCGCATGCGCCGACCCCAACGCGCCCCGTTTTTGGGCGCGGGGGGGTTGACTCCCTAGCAGGTTCTCTGCCAGATTGCGTCCTGCATCTTCCGTGCCTACGACACATAGAGATAGCGCTTAGGCAGTCATGTTGGAAAATGCCGTATAGACGGACAGAACCAGCATGGCGGGATGAGCCGACATGAGACGGGGATACCGCACGCAGGCGGTGCTCTCAGCCCCTATGCAATGGCAAGTGTGATGACTCGCGCCCGCTCATGAAAGGCATGATGCGGTGGCAGTCTGGGGAGCATTCACCATGCCTCTCGCGCATGAAGCGAGGGCAGACCAAGCCGATGCAGACGAACTGAGACGCGTGAACGCAGCGTCTCTGGACGCAGCACACGAGTATGTGGATGGACTGGTAAGACCAGAGCAATAGCGTAGGACGTAGGATACAGGCTCAGATGCTAGGGTATATCTATTTATATAGGATAGATACATACCCCCTAGGATAGGTAGGCAGACAGTCTATAGGCATACACACCAGCCAATAGTCTGTAACGCTAACAGATATGCGGGAGCAATTAATAAACTACAGGGTCTAGTTCTATCAGACCCTAGGTTTATTAATCTACCAGCCACTTCATAGTAGTATCTCTACCTAAAAATATTTCTGTATATAGTTACAGGGGGTATATTACAGTCTGACCAGCACTTTTATAAATACTTTAAAATAAAACGTTCGTTTTACCTGTTTGAACGGATTAAGTATATATAGAGAGTAAAATAGTTCAGAACTCTTTTTAGAGAGTTCTTCACTCTGTTACAGACTACTGTACAAACAACAATCTGTAGGGCGGGGGGACTCTGCCACAAAGGAGATAAACGTGGCAACACCAGCGCACAAGGGCTTTAAAAAGGGCGGGGAACACCACCTCGCCAAAGGGGTAATCCAAGCCAAGGCAGATGTTATTGCTAGGGTCAAGGCAGGTGTATCTGTCCAAGCCGCTATGGTTGCGGCGGGCAAGAAACCAGATACGGTTCGCCAATGGATGAACCGTGACCCCGAGTTTGCCCGTAACCTGGAAGAAGCCAAAGAAGAGGGAAACAAGCAATCCTTCACCGCCATGGGCGTTGAGAAGGAATCTATCCCATTTGCGGATTTCTCTAAGATGTTTTTTGACCAAACGGTATTCCCCCATCATCAGGACTGGGTAGACCTACTGGAGGGACGCGAGCCTTCGTGGCTTCACCCTAATATGATTTATGAACCAGGTGAGGGGAACCGCCTACTTATCAACGTGCCCCCTGAGCACGCTAAGTCCACTGTGATTACGGTGAACTACCCGACTTACCGCATCGCCCTCAATCCTAACATCCGCATCATCGTGGTATCAAAGACATTGAATAAGGCACGCGAGTTCGTATACGCTATAAAGCAACGATTGTCCCATCCACGCTGGCTTAAACTGCAAACCGCTTATGGTCCAGAAGGCGGCTGGAAACAGGACGCAGATACTTGGCGTACCGATACTGTCTATCTTGGCGGCGATGCGCGTAATTCTAGTGAGAAGGACCCAACCCTTCAGGCACTAGGTATGGGTGGTCAGATTTACGGTGCACGTGCTGACTTAATTATTCTTGACGACTGCATTACTACTGCCAACGCCCACGAGTGGGACCAGCAGATTAACTGGCTACAAAAAGAAGTTATTACCCGTCTTGGCAAAAATGGTAAGTTACTAGTTGTAGGGACACGGATTGCCGCAAATGACCTTTATAAAGAACTTCGTAATCCTAAGCATTGGTCTGGTGGTAGGACTCCGTTTACTTATATGGGTATGCCTGCTGTGCTTGACTATGCGGAGAAAACAGAAAATTGGACTACCCTCTGGCCTGAATCAGATGTTGCCTGGGATGGCGACTCTGATGTACCTAAAGAAAACGGGTACTATCCCAAGTGGGATGGTCCAGCACTCTTCAGGAGACGCAGCGAAGTTACACCTTCAACATGGGCTTTGGTATACCAGCAAGAAGACATCCAAGAAGACTCCATATTCCCGCCTGCACTCGTGCAAGGAGCGACCAATGGGATGCGCAAGCGAGGACCGTTAAAGGCTGGTGTTGCTGGACATCCATCTCAAGTTGATGGTCTACATACTGTAATTGGATTTGACCCTGCTATGGCAGGCAATGCTGCGTTTGTAGTAGTTGCATACAACAGAGCAGATGGAAAAATTTACGTGTTGGATTGTGTCAACATGGAAGAACCAACACCACAAAAGATTCGGATGGCAATTGAAGAACTGGTTATTAGGTATAAGCCGCAAGAGTTCCGAGTTGAAATCAACGCCCACCAAAAAGCCTACTCCCTTGATGACGAACTACGAGGGTGGCTTGCTGGATACGGCGTACGGCTTGATGCTCACTTTACAGGCAAGAACAAGTGGGACACATCTTTCGGCGTTGCCTCAATGTCAAACCTCTTTGGCACAATACGTGATGAGAAGTTTCAAAAGAATAACATTTTAGAACTACCTTCATCTGAAGGTTCTGAAGGTATCAAAGCCTTAACTCAGCAACTACTAACATGGAAGCCAGAGACTAGAGGTAAGACAGATACCGTCATGGCTTTATGGTTTGCCATCATTCGCATCCGCGAACTAATGCAATCTAATAGCCGAACATCGCAGTACGCAAACAATCGCTGGGCAACTCGTGCTCAGATAAACCAACGCCTTGCAGTTAATCTCGATGAGATGTTTGCGGAGCAATGGCAAGAAAACTTCGGATAAGGAATAAACATGGCAAATAGAAATAGTGCAGGTATAAGCAAGTCTGGTGGCAAAAATGTTGCAAAACTTTATAAACCAGAAGGACCAGGTAACTATAATCCAAATACTTCATATAAAATGCCAATGACACCTGCACAATCAAGAGCATTTGGTAAATTAGCACAAAGTCCTAAAACTGCAGATACACTCTTTACTCTGCCTAAAGGCGCAAAAAATTTATCTGCTGAGGAAACAAAGCAAATGCAGGCACGTAGAGTTGCCGACCGCAAGCGTACATTAGCACGTGCTGAAGCAATTATTCGCCGCACTCGTTAAATAATATTTAATCAATCGTTAGGATAACAATGGCATTAACAATAGAGCAGGTAACAGCACGGGTTGATTCCCTACGTTATCGTAATCACGAACGTGATGCGCGTAACCTAGATGTACTTGCTGTCCGTAAAGGAAAGATTGCTCAGGTATATCCTAACTTCTTTCCAGAAGGTGTTGATGCTAACGTAGTAGCAAACTTTATTGACATTGTTGCTCGTGACCTATCTGAAGTTATGGCTCCGCTTCCAGCGGTTAACTGCTCTGCAGCCAATCAAGTATCTGATAGAGCACGTACCTTTGCCGACAAGCGTACTCGTATTGCCTCTAACTATTTTCAACACTCAGACCTAGCAGTACAGATGTACTCAGGTGCTGATTGGTACCTAACATATGGATTCGTCCCATTCATTATTGAATTAGACGATGAAGCAAAACTGCCACGTATCCGCATAGAAAATCCTATTGGGGCTTACCCAGAGTTTGACCGCTATGGACGTTGTGTGGCATTTGCTAAG